GCTTGGTTTTCGCTACATTGGCATTAGGTTATATACTAAGTGTCACTTTGTATATAAGTGCCATTTAAAGTTTGACGGGTTTTATGGCAGCAAGGTAGTCTTCCATTGCTGTTTTCTTTCCGTCCGGAGATAATGGTGTAATATCACCAATAGAGCTTCTGAATATATCTTGATAATCTTTCAGCAGTCTTTCTGCCTCGGCATTAACATCAGCATCAATTGCGATATTCTGCTTACCAAGATAGTTACGAAAAGATTCATGTAAATCTTCCCTCACCTTAGACTTGGCTGTATCGTATATCTGATTGCGAACAGACTTCGTTTTCTCTTGCAATTCAAACTTTTCCAGCCTATCAAGTTTCTCTTTGTACTCGGCAGGCAACTCAAATTTCGGAGGCTCTTGATTGCCTTCTCCACCATCATTACCTTTTTCAGCCTTTTTCTTCCATTCTTCAATCTGAGATTTATATTCAGCTTCCTTAGCTTCAAATCCCTTAGTCGCTTCTGAGAATGCGTTCTTTCTTGCATGTCCGCTACTTTCAACTGAAATATTCAATGCGGCTACTAAGCCAGCATCTTCAATCGGAGCATCCTTGTAAGCTTCTGCAAATTTCTCAGAGAACTTATCTCTGAATGTTTCACTCAAATCAAAATTACGTTCTTCGCAAATCTGATTAACTTTAGATAAAACTTCTTCTTTTTGTGCCATTGTTCGTCAATGATTTTATTATTTTGAACAAAAATAAATAGCTTTTTCATTACTCATACTGTGGTTATCGAAAAAGTAGCATATTTATTTTAAGGTATGTAGCTTGTTTTTCGATAAGTGGCATATATCGAAGCTTAGATTGCGTATTTTTGTAGAAAAAAGAGAACGGTATTTATCTACAAAGTATCACTTAGCTTTTTATAAACAAATGCCAATGTAGC